AATAATCTTCATATTTGGCAAAAATATTTTTGTCAAAAAAACTGCGAGAATGTTCCCGAAGTTTCATAAGGTCATCGACTATTTTACTGGTAAGGTTTATCACCCTATTATCAGTGTTCCGATCGCCCAGCCCGAAGTTGCTAATAGCACTGCTATCACTCCTCCGGCTATTTTTAGTTGTAGGTCGTTTCGACGTTGATTGCTTTGTATTACACATTGATGTATTTGTTTAGCCATTTTTTCTAGGTCGTCAACTTTTTCTTCAACTGTTCCCAGTTTTTCTTCTAGAAATTGAAATCTTGCTGCACACAAATCAACGTGTGTTTCTAAACTTTTTTTCTCTAAATCTGTTGGTTCCATAATTGATCTCTCTGATCGATGCATGGCCGCTCCTCCATTACACATCGACAATTTTTTGTCTTAATAGTAATTATCATTCTTCTATTTCGAAATATATGTTGACTAAACTATTTTGGGTAATAAGATATGGTGTCAATTCTAACGATTCGCCTAAACCAACTAACATAGGTACACCATCTGCATCATCAAGTAAATGTCCTAACTCGTTGTTTTTATTTAAAAATACACTAGCATGCTCAACTTCAAAATTAAATTTCCACGCATTTACTTCTTTATGCACTCCTGAAAAATTAACAATATCAACTTTTCTTGGACCAATTATCTTTAATGGTTGAGAACGTAAAGATATTATTTGAAGTATAGTTTCCCAATTACGTTGCTGGTTTCTGGCAAGAGTCCATTCTTCAGCATTTTTTATTACATTATTATTTTTATCTCGCATCGGAAACTGTGCTGCACGAATGTGACTACGTATTCCAGTGGCTGTTATATCAAATAATGTATAGCAGTTAATACTAGTGAGCATAATTGATATTTAAGCAAAAAGAACCCCCGAGCAGCAAAATACTGACGGGGGCCGTGTTAAACACTTTATAACAATTAGTAACTATTATACAGCAGCGGCTGTTGCGATTGCAAGACCTGTTGCTGTAACAGTTGCTGAACTAAGATCAATACTATCAACAGTGCCTAGACCTTGGATAGCAGTCTGAAGCTGTGTTAGCTGATCGTTCTCTGCTGGGTCAGCAGCACCGGCTAGCAAAAGAGGCTCAGCAGCAAATGTCTGCTGTGTGCCGCTGTCGAAAACTGGACCAGCTGCAATGATTGTTGTGAACTGCTGAATAGCACGATAAACGGAATCGACAGCACCATCTGGGCCGACTGAACCGCTAACATCATTGATGTAGTCAACTGTGAAAAAACCAATGTTTTTACCAACTACTTCCCACTGATTCTCTGTTTTGTTCTGTGGGTTAACTGTTACGTTTTGTGGATTTACCTTTGTAACTCCTGCCATTTTAATATCTCCTATAATAATTGGACTGTTTTGTCCTGCAAGTATTTATACTAAAGAGAAAATATTCGATATATCTGGCACTAAACAACATAACCTTTCGCTTGGGCAACGCGTTTCAAAATCATGTGTAAGTCACTGAAAAATACAGGATTTCTGATTAATAGTAAAAGTCGCTTGATTACTTGCACTTTTTGATTTTCTGGTAATCGTGGATAATCATTGGTTTCTCTGCGTAATTGATAATGTGCTGAACCAAGACCATCAATTTGTCTTTGTAGAATCAACATCATTTTTTCGTAATCATTAGCATTAATTTTGCCACTTTCAATTTCACGAAGATTTCTACGTAATCGCATTTCTGCAACACTAAGAGCATCATCAATTTCTATTCTGTCTGCAAAACGATTTTTATTTTGAATGAAAACAACAAGGTTGAAAATATCCGGACTTGTCACTCGAAACCCGTTAAATTCTGGGTGTCGCATTATTTGTTTGGCATATTTTGCGGCTGCTTTGCGGTCTTCATAATGCAATAAACGCAATGCCAATAAATGATTGAACAAAGTTCTTCCCAATTCACTAATATCTTTTCCGTCTATACGATCTAATCGCCGAATCAATCGTGCTTCGTTAAGTTCTTTTATAAAAGACATCGAAGAAGAGTTTGGTTTGCTTTCGTTTATTAATTCATTTACAGTTTTTGGAGTTATTTCTCTAGTTTCAGAATTTACATTATAATATTTTGAAAAGAACTGTTTCCCATCATCTGTCATTCCAGTTATAGTAATCTTTTTATCAGGAAATTCCCTAAACAAGTCGTCTACGAGTGCCTTGGCATAGCCTTTTCTTTTACTATCATCTGAAGTTCTGAGATTTCTAATAGATACCTCGTCGCCAAGGACATTAACATCAACTCCACTTTTTTTAATGCCATCTACAGTTAAAAATTTAGAACCAAATACTTCTCCACCACGGGCGTCTTGTACTTCTACATCTCCTACTTTGACATCAGTTTGTTCATCCAAAGACGTCATCCTATACCGTCCGCATTTTTATTAAAGTTTGCAGAAGAAAACCGCATTCTATCAACGTATTTCAACCCGTTATTAACATAACCCTCGTGACCGGGCTTGCCGTTAATTGTGGCTTTAACTTCATCAGCTTGTGAGTCAAGTTGTCCAACAATATTATTTTTTAACTTTGTCACTTCTGCAAATGAACGCATAGCCGATACTAAACCATAACGATTCTCTTTTAACCAATCAAATACTCTGGATACTTTTGCTGGTGTTTCTTTTTCTTTGATCCATTCAGGAAAATCTGCAACGAGATTGTCAAAACTTCCCTGCCTAACCCGAGAGTTAATATATTGTTTCATTAACGCAGGAAGATTAGTAATCTTACGAGTTCGCAATTCTTGTGGATTAAACAGTCGGTCAATATCATCTGCACGACTTGTCAAAATCTTTTCTATTTTTGCAAGAGACTCTGCATTAATATCTATATTACGTGGTTCTTTAATCGATGGGTCAAGAATCAATACACCTTTTGCAGGTTCTAGAACATCAGAATTAATTGGTGTTGAGCCACCACCACGATATGGCATATAAGTGTGAATGGCAATGCCAACACGGCTATTGCCTACTTTCTTTCCTAAATCGCCATCAGTTGGTATGCGATATGTCACAGTATTAGGCGTGAATTCATAAGCACCATTGACCACTGCTGGGCGTGCTGAGTATAGCAAATCACCCTTGACATATCCTTCAAAATCTTCTGGTATAGTTTTTTCCAATAATGGAAACAGATTAGCATACAACTGAACAAGTTCTGTTCTGTCACCTTTTCTGTTTGCCATAATTTGTTTGATGTCTTCAGGACTTGTAGCCAGCCCATCGTAACTTTTTGAATTGAATCCAGCCTTATCTGTAAGAACAAACTCACCTGTTGGCTTACGACCAAAAATAATAGCAGGCATTCCGTCCCACTTGACTGTTGTGTTTTGTGGTTCTGCAACAATAGATTTAAGCCCGACAATGGCTTGTTTTAACCCAGCAGAACCGTGATCAAACACAAGGTCTTCTGGGTGATCTATACGAGCCTGTTCTAAAATAACCTGCATTCCTTGATTGACGATGCGGTCACGCAACCTTGAAAGAAAACCAACGTCATTTTCTTCTGTTTCGTTCATTGATTCTTCAAAAGTTATGCCATTTTTCTCAGCATACTCTCTGAATGCATCCAATTTGTTTTCACGTTCTGGATCATTTTTTAGGAATGATAGTATTTTTTCTACACTACCCAAATCAACTGCAGTTGCATCAGGAGTTAGAATCATCTTAGCGATTTGATCAGGGTCATTGGTAACCAACTTTCCAGTTTCTCTTTCTGTTATGCCTTGATGGGGCGTGAGTTTATAGCCCAAAGATTTTGCAATGCTGTTAATAAGAATATTGCGTGTAGCACCACGATAAACAGTATCGGCGTCCTGACGAAACAAAAACCGTGCAAAATCTGGCTGCTCGAAGAACATAAAATCTACTTGAACAAACCCGTTTTTGGGATTGCCCATAATTGGAGCACGAAAATGTACAGATTCGCCGGTTTTCTTCACCCACGTTTTTGCATCTTGACCTTGC